GTCGGCGTACTTGCGGGAAGGCTTCACCTTGTCGGGGAACATCAAGCAGTTGCGAATCTCGGCCGGGTCAACGGCCATGTCGAGGATTCGCTCTAGGGCATGGGGGTGGAAGGAAAAGTTGTCAATAAACATGGCGTAGCTAGCTCCTAAGCCGGGTTAACTGGGGTTGGTGCCGGGTTAAAGCCCCGGCGGAATCACTTCCCTGGCCATGTAGGTCAGCACCGCCAACAAAAAGACCGCCAACACCAACAGGCGTTGAACGGTCTTCTTGTTGACGTGGAAGTGGGGGCTATTCACTTGTGTTCGACGGGAAACACCGGCAGATCAGGAAACGATGCTGATTCCAATGCTTCCGCGATCGCGGTTAATGCGTGCACTGCGGCCAGGATCAGCCGGGTGTCCAGTGCGGGGGCCACGATCTTCTGCATCTGCTCGTCTGCAAGCTGCAAATGAAGTTTCGCCTCGGCCAGGTGGTCGGTGTCCCACTCGTGGTGGTCAGCTTCCCAAGCCAAATCGTCAGACATTTTCGCGCCTTTCTAAGATTTCATCGACAACAGCGTCGAAACCGGCCTGCCCCATCAGGGGTTCGGCATCGTCCCCGCCGTCCCACACATCCCCATCCGGGCCAGGGAACCCCCAGCACGGGTAGGTGCGGCCGCTAAGGACAAGGCCAACCGTTTCCGGGGCCACACAGAACCGGCCCACCCGATCGGTATGGGAACCGTCCCGGTGCTTATCGAAAGCCGTGATGCCGGTGAACGTCAGATGGCAGGCACCGCAGTGGGCGGTGCTGTATCCGTTCCAGCGGGACGTGCACTTAGCGCAATGATGCGGAAGCTCACTCATTACTGCCACAACCTTTCCGGCATGGGAAGTTCGCCAGGATCGCCACCCAGCTCGGATAACCGTTCCCCGAACGCTGTTCGTTCAGCCAGCAGGGATCGGCACTGTGCGCCAACCCGATTCGAGTAGCGCCCTTCAAACAACTGCCGCAACAAAGCGTCGATCGCGGCCAGGGTTTCCATCAACTGATTACGTTCAGTCAGACGTTGCGCGGCCTTCACCGCTGCCCCTGGCAAGACAGGTGCATGGGCCTGCCGTCAACCTTCTGCCCCGCCACCACCTTGCGGTGGCACACCGGGCAACTGGGGCACTTAGCCAACTCGGTTTTGAACCGTGCGATCGCCGCATCAGAAGGCACGAACTGCGCTTCAACCGGCTTCAACCTTTTCTTGGTCACACCGACACCGCTTTCTTGGTGCGGTTCTTGCGGCGCTTCCGGTGAATGTCCTCGTAGTTCCGGGCCTTACGGGAACGCAGGCCGATCGTGGTGGCGATATCGCCCACAGCACGGGCATACACGGGATCAGGTAAGGCAACGTGGTCGGCCGGCTCGGCCTTCACGAACAAAGCCCACACAGCCAAAGCCACTTGGCCGTCGTGGGACAGGTCTTCAAAACGGGGGTCAGTCGATCGCATCAGCTAGCTCCTGGTTGCGTTATCTGGTTGCCGTATTCAGTTGTAAACCTGTGGTGGGAGACCGCCGGGGGAGCCGCATAGGCCACCGAACCCACAACGATGGCGCTGCGCTGCCCAAAGCGGCGGCTCAACCCCGGCGGTTTTGGTGCACGACGGGGGCGTTGATCCCCCGCACCCATATAGGTATGTCGCCCCATATTGGATGGCCAGACGGCCCGTGCGAATCCCGGCACATCATTCCCACCATCCCCGTATCACCGCCGAAGCGGCCAGTTACCTCACCCGTAAAGGTGGTGCTTGGAAGGGCGGACCCTTCCGGGCAATGGTGACAGACAAACCGGCGCGAAGCGGCACCGCTGTAGGTGCACCGACGATCGCCTGGTGAATCTGTGCCAGGTAAAGCTATCACCGTGATCCCCTGGCATCCGGCCTGGTGGGCCGTCTCGCCTGGACTGTTTCTCAGAACACGCCAGGGGGTTTACGGTGACTGTGAAGTTGTCCTATCAGTAAAGCATTGGGCACCGACAGATTCGGTGCGACACGCCGTAGCGGCGTGCCTTTATATCAGGCGTAAGGCTGCCACATGCCAGCAAGGGCATAGGCGAAGATTAGGATGAACGCGGCCAGCGATCCGGCCGCAATGATGGTGTCCCAGATGGGGTCGCGTTCCATTTTCTAGCTCCTGTTCAAAATGTGGTGTACGCCAATCTTGCAGTGCACCATTGTTTGCTGTCAACCGACAATCAAGTGATCTACGCCACAATGCGTTTTGAACTGGGACTTTCAGCTCTTGCCACCGGTTGCGAGCTGGGGCTAGCGTTGTGTAATGAACAGAAAACTGGACGACTACGAAAGCGGCAGGGACCTTGTGGTCGAAACCTGCGACCTGCTTCGTCTAGCGCGGATCAAGGCCGGTCTTGAACAAGACGAGATGGCCGAGGTCCTGGGGGTGAGTTCGTCCACGATCAGCAATTGGGAAACGGGACGCACCACACCGAAACCGCCCTTCATCAATGCGTGGGCGCAGATCACCGGATACAACACGGCATCCCTCATAGGCGCGGGGGTTGCTGGCACGTCGAAACGTGATAAGTCAGGGGCCGACACCAGCACCAATGGCACGGTTAGCCAGCTCCCCCGCTTGGATTCGAACCAAGAACCGTCCGATTGGAAGCTAAGCCCGAAACATAGCACTATCAGGGAACATTGCGTGACTGGCGAAGACCCGCCGCCGATTGTTTGCCCTGACGTAGAAGCAAAAGATAATCAACCGCCAATCGGCTATTCGTTGATCGTCCACGGCAAGGGCGGTAAGCAGCGGGTGGTGCCCATTACGGAACACTTAGCGCAGGAAATCCTCGAGCATTCGGACGGCCGGGGCGGCTTTCTGTTTCCTGGTGTGGATCGGTGGGGGAATGTGGTGCGCGATCACGTCACCCCACAGCATGTGGGGAAGTTGATCGGCCGGTTGATGCCTAAGGGCTGGTCGATCCATAAGTTGCGGCACCGGTATGCCACACGCGGCTATGCCGGGACGGGGAATCTGCGTGCTGTTCAAGAGGCTTTGGGGCATGTGTCGGTGGCCACCACTCAGCGGTATGTGGCGGTGTCGCAGTCAGAAGTGCGCGGAGTGTCCGAGGCGGCTTATGCAGGTCAGAAGCCTGCACCGTTACGGGTTTCATAACGATCGGATAACGGCGGCGTGTCGTGTGTCCGACTTGTCGCAAAAGCCCTGTATTCCTCTCTTTAGTAACCTTCCGAAAGCCGCCACCGTCCACGCTGGGACCGCAGCGCCCGTCGCCTTTGGGAACGGGGAACAAGCACCAAGAGTGAAGACAACAAAGAAGTGCTTGAGTCACCTACACGACGCAACGGGCAAGACAAAAGACAAGAACAACGTGGTTGGCTTGAGAAGGTAAGTACAGAGGGATGGCGTGAAGCCAGCAGAAGCGGTAGGCTTACTACATGAGTAAAGTTGAAGCCCGGTTTTGGGCAAAGGTCGAAAAGACTGACGAATGCTGGTTCTGGACAGCGTGCAAAAACCCCGCAGGATACGGCTTATTTTTTCTGGATTCCTCCCTGCGTAAGAAGTGCGCCCACCGGGTTGCCTACGAGTGGATGGTAGGTCCGATACCGGACGGCATGTTCCTAGATCACATCTGCTACAACAAGGGATGTGTAAACCCTGACCATCTGCGCCCTGTAACGAACAAGCAGAACATCGAGAACCTTTCCGGTGCCCACCGAGACAGCCAGAGTGGCATACGCGGGGTTTCCTGGCAGAAAGACATAAAGAGGTGGCGAGTTCAGGTTCGCCACGGAGACCGCAGGTATAGCGGCGGCTGCTTCACCGATCTAGCCGAAGCCGAAGCTGCCGCAATCAAGCTAAGGAACAGCCTCTACACCCACAACAATGCCGACAGGGGTATCGTGTCGAACTGCCAACAACATTCCTTGAAAGGGAACTAACAATGGGCAAAAAAGTGACCCTGTTCGATGACCTAGACCCCGAACTGGAAGCAGACGAAACCATCACCTTTGCGCTGGGGGCCAACACTTACGAGCTAGACCTATCCAGCAAGAACATTGACCGGCTACGCACCGCCCTGGAACCCTTCATAGAAGCCGCCAGGAAAGTGCCACGCATAGCACCCACAGTCGCCTCGGTGCCCCGGAAGAAAAGCGCACCGAACGCCGAACTAGATGCCATCCGCTATTGGGCGTCGAAGAACGGATACGCGGTATCAGATAAGGGACGCATCCCCGTCCATATCGTCCAGGCATACCACGCAGCCAACGGACGGGATGTGCCTGTGTTCGCCGAAGCTAAGGGGTAGACATGCCAGTGACCGCCACCCATCGACCCGGACTTGTCGGGTACGTCCAGCCCGAAGGCACTGCCGGGTGGATGGACGGCCCGGACGGCGAATGGTTAACAACCGACCCGCCGGCTCCGGGCATGGTGGTGGTCGATTGGGTAGACGCAACACGAACAGAACGTGAATACCTGTGGGAACATGCAGGTCAGCTACATGAACAGACCTAGCGTTTGATTTTCTACTTAGGCAAGCTTAGCTTATCCTTATGTCACGCAACCTTCCCGTGCCACGGTTCATGTTCCTAGCCGCAATGGCTGTGGCAATGCCGTGGATAGAGGCGGTTGAAGCCCTGCCCACCTGGAACGATCAGCGTGCCGCAGCGTTCGCCGCCTCGCGCACCGTCCCCTGCCCCTGCTGCAACGCAGCCTCGGGGTAACGCTGCACAGGGGTGGGGGCGCAGGCCGGGGAACCCATGCGGATGCACCACAGCGGCCGCATCCTTCACACCACCGCCATCTACGCATTCCCCGAAGAAATCGACATACCGCTGATCCCCTACAAGGTCTTAGAAAACAAAAAAAGACCCCCCGCAGCCTCAACTGTGCTGGGGGGAACGCCAACACAGGAGGCCACGGGGGGCCAGTCTTTCACCTAAGCCACCGCTTAGGTCAGTTAAGCCGCGAAGACCACCTCTGGGTCCGCACCGGCCAACACCTTCTCCAACTTCTCGATCTCGCTTGGCCTGAAACCCTGCCAAGACCAAGAAGCACCATCACCTAGATCGACAACAACAACAGGGGCAGCGGCATAACCTAAAGCCTTCACCGCATCAACAGCCGCAGCGTCCTGGTCAAGACGCACCGCCGAAAACTCGATGTTCCGCTGCTTCAACTTCATGCTTGTCAACCGGCACGGCTGACAATTCGCCTGCGTATAAACAGTTACCTGCACTAACCACTCCCCTTACTGGCGCAATTCCCTGACACGTTGCAATAGTTCTTCCTTGCTTATTTCTTCCCCTAAATACTGAAACATCGCTAACTGAATCAGGTCGATCTTCGCCTTCAATGCACGCACCTCGTCATCCAACGATGCGTTCATCTTTCCCACCCGCTCGGCGGCGTTAACGAGAAGATCGGCAGCCTCGGCCCTGGACTTACCCTTACCGCTTCTAGCGGCAATGATCGCTGTCCCTACAGCGCTGGCCCCTGATCCCACCCCCAAAGCAGCAATGATCTTAACGAGGTCATCCGAGTGCATCATCTCCCCAATTGGTGAGCCACTCCATGACCACAAGGTCGTGGACTCCCCGATAGATTTCAGACGCAAGCTGTTCAGTAGCGATAATGAAACGGATATCGCGCACAACCAAAGTTGCCGTGAACCACATAGACAAAAACAGAATTAAGTTGGGCCACACACCGTGACCTAACCCAATCTCCTGCGCCTCGTTGTTCACTAAAAACCGGTCAAGCTGATACAAAAGTATCGCCAAAGCAAGCCCAGAATCGGCTATCATTCGGCCCCACAAAGCGTAATAGCGGGGCTTACCAGTCTTATGTGCCAGCGTCCACACCGAAAAGAACCCGATGAACGGTGACACAAGCCCGAAGGTCAGCCATATCCAGTCGATGCCGTCGATCGGCGGGACCACACCCTCCTCGCCAATAAACAAGATGGCGAACATCGAAATCCATGTACCCGCGTGCAACCACGGCTCCCACGGCATGTCCGATCGAAGGGTTAGACGGTTAACGCGATACACGTCGGTGTCCGGTGGGAACATCAGCCGCTTCCAGAAACGGGCAATGTTCATGGGGGTTATCTTCATAACCCACCCCCCGGACTACACCGACCTGCTGTCATGTGACTATCGAGTCAAGTGCCTGTTGTGCCAACGGGCCGAAAACGGGAACGTCTTTAGCTACGGAAGACACAGCGTCTTTCACCCGCTCGACAGCAGCCTGCGCGTTCAACTGGTTGTTAAGCACCTCTTGCAGACCGTTGATGACCTGATCCTCGGGTGCAACCTGCGGGGCACTGTCGAACGTGCCGTCGCGGCGCTGCTTAGACGTGTTGTAGGCGGCAGTACCGGCCACAGTCACACCGAACAGGCCAAGCAAAGCATCAAGGGCGAAGGAAAGCGCCGTCGAAGCTGCCGGGTTAATGATGTGGAACGCGGACAGCAAGCTGATAATGGCAAAAACGGCAGCGCCGACTTTGTAAAGAATTTCGCGGAACTTAGGTGACATTACTTGCCCTTCGATTGGATATATGTTTGAAGCGCGGCCGGATTGACCCGCTCGATCACAGCCAGCGTGGCCTTAGAACGACTCTCTCCGGCCTTAGCGGCGCTAACGATCTGCCCGATCGCCTCCTGGTCCCCAAACTCGACGGCATTCCACTCGAGCCACAGACGCGCCAAGCTGCCATCCGAAGACGGCACAGTGGGGATGGAAGGTGCCGGTGCCGGGACAGACGGCGACACGGGCGGCTTAGTGACAACCGCCGGGGCATCAGCCGCGTAAGCGTAAGCGTGCGGCACGATCAGGGTGGCAACCTGCTCGAGGCTGCACCAATACCCAAACGGTCTAAAGCCAGGATCGGCCACCCAAATGTGTCGGCTGCCATCCGCATCCACTGCATAGCCCATACCAGCGGTGTAGTGGTAAATCGTGTTGCCGCCGCCGTAAGCCGGGGACACCGATCCACGGGTGCCACGCGGATAGTTATTCGGCGGTGCCTCGAAATTCAGCACCACACCCCGACCGGCATCAATGGAACGAACAATGTCCTTCCAAAGCTGCTCGACCTGAGCCTTAGTAACAGGTTCGCGGGATATCCACACCGACTTGTAGCCCGAGCCGGCCAGCAGCCGGTTCAGGACCGGCGCAATGTACTCGGCCGAATTAGTGCCGTTAACTGTGGTGCCGATCTGCTGGATCAGCCATTCTTCGCTGCGCTGCACCCCGGCCGCAGCCAAAATGATCTGCGCTGTCGCAGGACCGCAATCCCAGGACTTCTGCTGCGCCACACCGTCGTATTCCCCGACAGACGAACGGGGATAGCTAAGAACCTTTTCCATAACTTCCTTCTTGACCACCGGCACCACCAGCCGGTCGTACAGCTCTTGCGCCTCGCCTATGTGCTTGTCATAGCGGTCAGGGAAAGCGCTGCCCTGCACCGACTGCGCGTAAGACCCAGGAGAACGGCCAGTGTTGTTGTAGTCGAAACTTTTCAACCGATTGAAGAACAGAACCGCAGACCGGTAAGGGTCCATGCGGTCAGCGACAGTCCCCCACCATTCAGCCCTCTGCTGAAACAACCCCACACTGTTCGCGTCATACGACAACGCCTCGTGTGGGAAGTTAAGGGAAGGTGGGTCGGCCTGGTTGGAGTACATTGTCCACCCCGACTCGACGAACACCGTGGCGAAACCGATAACGATTCCCCGTGGGGTAACCCCTAAATCCTGGCCAGCCTTAAGAACCTGTCGCGCATACTCCTCGAGGTGCGCCGCCATCCAACCCCCATATTCAATTGTTTACGTCGTCTTGATCGTTGACCCGCCAGCATTGCCCACAACCTGCACATCCGAACAGTTCACAATGCGAAGCGCCTCGGTGGCCGTGTAACCATTGTTCGACCAGTCATTACCAACCACAGTGCCGTGGTTAATGTTCACCAATTCGATGGCGTGCTTCCAATGCCCACCCTCGTCATCGAAGAACTGGTTGTTGTTAAACATAAGGCCGCTAAGCTTCCCGGTGTCCGAGCCGGCATTGCCGACAACCTTCACCGCAGAATAAGTGCCCACCGAACCCTCGTGGCCACCGTTGAGAATCTGGTTGCCAACAATCTTGAACGACAGGCGGCGGTCCCCGGTCTCCCAGGACGGCCGCTCGATTAGCACCGATTCGCGTTTACAGTTCTCCATGTAATTGCCAACAATCTCGGTGGTATGCCCCACGTTGGCCATGTGAATGTTGTGCTTAGGTCCGGTCTCGCCGTCCAGCCAGTTGTAGTGAATCTTATGCGGACCGCCCTCGGTCATAATGTTCGCCTCGGTGGACCCGATATTGTTAAACCGAATATACGAATCCCACATCAAATACGAGGCGTAAATGCCGATACCGCCCTGCTGCTGAACATGGTTGTATTCAATTTTGTTCAGGTACGTCGGCTGCCCGTTAGCCTTCCACGAATCAGTGCACAACTGCATCCCGTAGCCAACCCAGCCAATCAATTCGTTGTGCGAAATGATCGACTTAGACAGATCGGCCTTGATCGCGGGGGCGTTGTGCCCTTCCACGTCCATGCAGAAGCCGGTGATCTGGCAGGCGTTCCACCAGCCGCCGATAACCTCGTAGTCGCCCTTAGATTGCAGCCTTGCGCCGCCAGCCTCGAGGCCGTTCAAGCCACGGTAGCCAACACCCATAAGCTGCACATTCTCGGCGGCATCAGAAGCCGTCCCCATGTCCACCGGGGCGATCGGTGCACCTAACGCATAATCCCCTGGTGGAACCAGGACCGTCCCGCCGTCGTTAGCGACAGCAGCCTCGATTGCAGCCATGAACGCCGGTTGATCGTCGCCAGTTCCGTTACCTAAAGCGCCGAAATCCTTCGTCACAATGAAGATGCCAGCAGCACGACGCTTTACATCCGTATCCCAAATGGCATTCGTAATGTCATTGAAATCCGTCGCTTCTACCCGCTGGCCGCTAGACCAGTCGTTCCTAATTGCCATACAGTGTTTCCCCTTTTAAGCGCTTCCATCCCAGTTTTTCAGGACCCTAAGGGAACCCCAAGGGATGTGACTCATCTCCTGGTATCCGAAAGTTAAACCATTCTCTACCCACACCTGGCCAACTGACGTGAATGCGTCCCAGCCCTGTCCGGTAGCGGACTGGTCATGTTCGAAAAGCAGGCCCAATCTAGCGCCGCCATTGTCCCCAAGGTAAGCGCCATACTTTTGCAAAGCCCTGCCGATAGTTAATTCAGCGCGGGTGATACCAGAAATTGCAGACAAATCTATAGAAGGATCAAGCTGAACCCTGGCACCTTGCGGCATGGGGAATTCCACCCCCGCCAGGTTCGACCCATCTGTTGACAATGCCGGGAAGCGAAACTCTGCCGGTTTACAAATGTCGGACGCAAAAAACATGGCATGTGGTATTTCACCGGCATCAATTTCCGCGACCCTAATGACACCGAAGAAAGACTGGAAAGAAGAAGCCGAAGAAGAACCGTGGTAATCGGTAACGCCGTTAAGGTACTGCATCTGCTCGCCCGGTTTGTCAAACCTGAACAGTGTGCCCCATTCGCAGCGGACCTCGCCGCTTACGAACTTAGTCCTCCACAGATTGACCATCCACTTTTCTTTAGGGTTGTAAATCCCAACCCAGCCATCCCAGCCGAAAAAGGAACCGTCAGGCTCGGGGGTAACCTCCGAGCCGGCCACCCGCCACTCGGACTTCCACGGCACCATAAAGTTGTGCAAAGGCCAATCGGATGGCGACTCGGTAATCCACTCGGGGATAGTGTGGCTGTGGCCGTCAGCGTAAATCTTCACCGGATAGCGTGGCGTTGAATCGTCATACCAATCCGGGGTGACCAACGTCTTGCCGAAATCCCAATGGTCAAACGGATGCGAAGCCGTGGTCTTAAGTGGGTCATCGACAAGTAACCCGGCCCACGTCGAAGACATGGGGTCAAGGACAGGATCGTCCGGTATAGGCTCCCAGTAAGCATTCGACGCAGGGAAATAAGCACGCTTAACCAAGGTCCCACCATCGCTAGCGCCGAACGCCAACGGCCCGGTGAACCAGCCCATCGAAGCAACGACACCCGGATCGGGTGCGTTCACGGCCTCCACCCGGAACTTCCCAGGCGAAGATTCCGTTCCCCAATACCCGGCAGTGAACCGCAACTTAACCGCAGTCAAATTAAGCGACGAGGCTTTAGACCGGTGAATCGTCCACGACACACCATTGAACGACGTTTCCCAATACAGCACCCCGGATGCGCCGCGAACACGCGCCCAAACATGCTTATCAGGGTCATACGTCATTGACGTATCAGAGTTAGTACCGGCGACCTTTTCCCGCATCACCATCATCGGGACACCCTGCCAGTCATACTCGACCATGAACCCGAACCAGTTATTGCTGTCCACCATCGCCGCACCGTCACACTGCGTAGTAGCGCCGGTAGCGTTAGTGAACTTCCAACTGAAATACGAAGCCGAAAGATCGAAAGTGTCGTATGTCAGGATGAATGCCGAATAGCTGCCATCCGGCGTTAACTCCAGTTTACCGCCGCTAACCGCAACACCACCCTCGTAATACCAAACAAGGGGGTCAATGGTGGAAAACTCGTCGGTAAGTTCACTGCCAGGTGGGCGGGTGGGGACACCCGCAAACAAGTTGAAGTCATCAATCGTTGCGTAAGTTCCAGCCTCGGCAGCCCACCGCCCAGCCTCAAGCTGCACCTCGATCGAACTAAGGTCTAAGGTCGTTGACTTAGATCGCCGGACCGTCCACGTCGAACCGTCCACCGACGTTTCCCAGTACACCGTCCCGGCAGCCTCGCGGATGCGGAACCACACATGAACCGAAGGGTCATAGGTGAACGTCGTAACGCTTGGCGTTCCACTAACAGTCTCGGTCATCGACACGACAGCGTTATTCGAGGCGAGCCGGCCACCCGTCAAAACAAACTCGACCCAATCGCTAGCCCCAACACGGGCACGCAAATTGATCGTGCACGAGTTGTTGGCATTCTTGGCGCAGTTCTCGACTAGCCGCCACGAAATGTACGAACCAACAAGGTCGTAAGTGTCAGTGGTGCCAATGTAGTCGTAGCCAAGTGTCGGGTTTAGCTTGATCCCGCCGCTGATCTGCGCCCCGGTGGCCGTAGCAGTCCGATACCAAGGGGTATCAGCCCTGGTGATCGGACTGGAAAAGTCGTCGTAAAGATACTTTGCTTTTGTGGTTGGCATCAGATAAGCACATCCACAACCACGCCTGTGGCGGCAGACGTGGAACCGACCGACGTGCAGTTCAACCTAACCATGTCGCCTGCCGCCTGCGAAAAGCTTAGCGATACGACAGACTCGACAACGGACCCGTTAGCGATTTGCAGCGTGCCCTGCGTGATCCAAGTGAACCCATTCCAATGCTGCACCTGAACCGTCAAATCAGAGCCGACAGGGGCGGAAGAAACCCGCATCCTGGCGCTGCTGAAAGTTCGACTGCTGTAGGCGCGATCAGAAGGGCTTACGCCGATCATGGCGACGGGGGAAGAAAACCTGGCGAAGCTGACACTGTTCGCCTGCGCCGCCAAAGCGTTCAAGTCGGCTGGGCCGACCACATCCCCATCGCCCCAATCCTGCTTAACAGCCATCTAAAAAGTCCTTACGGTAAATCGAACGGAAGTGTCGCCGAATCAGTGCCCAGGTAAACGCCGTACCCGGTGAACCCGAACGACAGAAGCCAGGGAAGCTGCGAGCTTCCAGACCCCCACCACCCACGCCTATGCCGGGGCACCGCAGCGGGGGGTGTCACCCACCACGACTGAATGTCCGGCCGTACCGGATCAGAACCGTCCTCAGACCACGCCAAGGCCCATCACCCCACCTAAGCTATAAACGTGCCCCTACGACACAGAGGATGGGTCAAAAACCACATCCCACGGCAACGTAGGTTGCATGTCATTCCATTGAGTGCCGTCCACACCAGTGCAACGCCACATCTGCACACCATTCGCCTCCACCCGGTGCGCCAAAGCACCCGAAACGGAATCGCGCAACACCGTGCCCACCGCAGCGCCCTGGCGAACCGCATTCCACGCCGCCAACACCGTCTGCACCTGCTCGGTCGTAACCCCCTCGCCTAAATGCGAAGAAATCTGCTCGACCACCTCGGGTGTCACCGGAACCTCTGCCACCTCGGTGGCAGGTGCCTCGGGAATGCTCGGATTAGGTTCAGTCATCAGCTCAAACTCCAGTTCAGTAACGAAACTTTCCAATACGTTTCCGAACCGCCGCCACCAATCATGTCGGAAGCAGGATCATGCTCGGCATCGTATCCAGGCTGCAAGTAATCGCCAGCATTGCAATACACAATCCAAGTGCTAGACAAACTACTAGAGCCGCCATAACCACCAGCCACACCAAAGGACTGCGTACCCCACTCGGCGATAAAACTATTCTTATACAACAGCGGCGTGATAATGATGCCAGCCAAACCGTTGTTCAAATAGGTGTCAAACTTAACACTAAGCGACACGCCGTACCAGCCAGCCTTAGTCACCGTGATCTTGTTTGTCGAATGATCGTAAGTGTATTCGCCGGTATTGATATCGGCCGTATCGAAGAACGAACCCGGAATCAGATTAGCGCCATCCGACATACCCACACCAGAAGTGCTGGACCGATACCTACGGAAACCAGAACCGATAATCGGCTGCGGGGTGTTATCCGACATAGAAAACGCCATCACACGCCCAGGCTCGGTATGCGCCAAACCGTTAGCGAACGCATAACCACCGAAGCCCGTGTACCGGTAACCCGAACCGACCTGCGAAACAGCAGCAGAATCGGTGTAAGAAATCAGTGCGTTACCGTTCGAATCCAGCAGCTTAATGATGTTAGCGCCGCCAGTCTGGCCACACTCCAGCCAATACGCCATGCCGGACTGGAACGTAAACCCGGCATTCGACGCGAACACCGTCTTAACGCCAGCAACGACGCAACCAATCTCGGCGAAACCAGACTCCAGTCGCGCATACACATACGACGTGCCAGCAGCGTTCATCCGGCCATACAAATAGTTGTAAGCCGGAACAGTCCAAAACCACTTAGACGGGATCGAAGCGTAAGCCGCCCCCACCCGCTGATAGTCAGTCATGGTCTCTTTAGCGTTATAGACAGCCACGCAAGTGCGCTCGTTGTTGTTGACAACCTGCCACGCAGCCATGCCACCACTGATACCCAACGTGCCCGTACCCGAACCGGAATACGTTTGCGAAAAGTCCGAACCCAACGACCCCGAATTCGCCCTAGTGGCAAAGTTCACGAACGCAGAATTGCCGCTATTCGCATTACTGTTAGCAGTGGTCTGCAACGCCGCAACCGCCGCAGCGTTACGGGCAATAGCCTCGGCCGTCGCAATCAACTGGCCGTTAACATCAACAGCCGTCGCGTTACCAGTCAGAACATTCAACCCCGACAAACCGCCGGTCAAACTGTTCCAAGTGTTCTGCAACTCGTCGTTGATCGTGTCAACGATGCCCTTAACCAGACCGCCGGACAGCAGCCCAGTCTTAACGGCCTCGAGGTCGTCAAACCACACACTCCCGGCCGTCACATTCGTAGTCACCGAAATGCGGACACGAATAGCATCAACGCCGCTGCTGGGAACCGCGTAAGACCCCTGCAAATGCTGCCACCCAGCACTGGTCCCAGGTGACGTAATCGAATCCAACACCACAGCAGTTCCGGTAACACCCGCAAGGTACGGAACCACCGATATCTGAAACGCCGGACCGCCCCCAGCAGTCACACCAGACCACTGCACATACCCGTCGAAATCAAACGTCTGATTCGCCGTCACATTGATCGTGTTCGAATGCAACACCTTAGTGGTGCCATCAGCCACAGCCTTAGCCGAACCAGGCTTATCACGGCCAACCGAATCCCACACAAACTGGCCGTCCGGGTCCAGCGTCACAGCCGAATCGAAACTGCCGCCAACCAGAAGATTCGCAAACGCCGAACCGATATTCGACACCGGGATCACCGGAAGACGGGCATGGTCAATCAGGCCCGTAATGCCATCCAAAGCGTTCTGGAACACATCACCAGCAGCATCAACCAACTCGCCCAACGTCTTAGGGAAAGCGGGAATCGTGCCAGCAGGCTGACCCGTGAACGCATGATAAAGATCGTTCAACAAATCCTGATACGTCTGCGGATCAAAAAGGCTAGCCGCCCACTCCTCGAGTTCCAGCAACCCATTAACCACGTCACCCGGCTTAACCAAACCCAACGTCAACGCAGAAAGAACCTGCGCCACAATCGCGTTAAGAAGGTTCTGCGCCCACGCTTGAAGCTGCTGCGCCGGAACCGGGGCGTTAGCCGTAGGTTTGCTGCCAGCACCGCTATGAACAGCCGGGTTAGGAGTAATGGGATATGTCATGGAATCGCATTCACCTTCACACTGAACCGGCAGTTACCGGCGTTGACGTTCCACGCATCCGTAGTCGCCGCCGTCTGCCTAGCAAGGAAATAGATAGTTGCAGCCGAGCCGGCCGAAACCTTCCCAAAAGTTGAAGACCCGCCAGGACCCGTAGTCCTAACCAAAGTCATAGGGGGAGGCTGCGTGCCCGTCGTCCCCGGCGCATAACCGATCTGATCCCCGGAAGTCGCATTGTTCAACCGGGCAGCCAACTCGACGCGGGTATAAATCGTCCCACCAGCAATCGCATAACCAGAAACCTCGGGCCTCCAGTCAAACGGCTGCGCCGGAACAGTGATCGTCGCCAACGTGGCCTGCGCCGCATTCCCCGAAAACGAGTTAATCGTGGAAGGCTCGTAGATATCGCCAGCCAACATAGGGCTGACCTTCCACTTAGAAGTCGCACTGTTATACACCAACGTGTACTTATCGGTCGGGGTGCCCAACAGATCAGTAGCCGTCGAAATAGTGACCGTTCCAGACGGCCCCTGCGCCCCCGAATTCACATACAGGGTCAAATCGTATTCCGACGCAACACCAGGACCGCCAGCAGTCACCAAAGTCCACGTCGAAGCCGAAGGTGTCGTTCCATAAGGAACCTGATTCACCGTCACATTCCGCAACGTAGGCGGCAACCCAGGATCACCCGAAACCAAAGCCGGAAGATTAGAAACCCCAATATCCGGGGTCAACGTAAGCGTAGCCACCCCAGTGGTAGCCACATCACTGGAATCGGTGAAATTCACCTGACCAGTCCACACAATGCCTGACAATGTAACTCCCCTTTAACCAGAGCTAAGAGTGATAATCTGGAACGCTTCTTGGAAATGAACCATATTGCGCTGCAACTTAATGATCGGATTATCGTGACGCTTACCGTCACCGATCACACACATAACCTTTGCACGCGACGAACGGTCATCCGTAAACGTCGCCCTTTCCACATACTCGGTGTAAAGAATCCCCTCAACTGCAAACGATGCAAGCGAACCAATGAAAAGATCAACACCAAGCGTGTACGGGAATCCGTTATCGAACGTCAACTGCACCGCATGATAACCACGGGTATCCCACATGGCACTCGTCAACGCGAACCACTCGTCCAACGTATAAGCACTAGCGCCAGTCTGAACAAAGAATTCCGGCCAACCATACGGCCCAAGCTGCAACCTGCGCTCGTAATTCTCGACCAACTGGAACGCCAACAACACATCGTCAAGCGTGCCATTCAACAAATCAGAAGGAATACCCACAATGCCGATCGCAATAGAAATCGAGTCGATCATCCACTCGAGGGTTGCATTGATGAGGTCGTTAATCCACTTAGGAGACTTACCGCCGCCGATCACCGTATAGGCAAGCGGATGGTGCCCAAACAAATGGAACTCGGTCAAACCGGAACGCGGGTGATCTTGGAAAAGCACCCACGGCTCGACAAAGTTAACACCCAAAGCCGGGGCGATATTGATACCTTCCGGCGCATACTCGTTGCCCGGATTCAAGAACGGCTTCAACGCCTCGCCCAACGCACTGTTAACCATGTCAACGCCGAACGTCACCAGGCCATCCAAGAACGTGCCGGTAGGGCCGGTGATACCAGAACGGTCCTTGCAATCCACCACGATCGTCGGAGCCTTCAACTCGACCGACAACCCCTTAGGTTGCGGCTCCCCCGGCAGCCACAAATCCGCCGTCAACAGCAGACCGTTATCCTTCAACACCTGTTCAACAACCGTGGAAATCTTATCCATCCGGCCGTTAAAAGACACCCACTTAGAAGTATCAAACAACGGATTAGTTGGAACCACCACAATGGGGGTCAACAACATATCAATCGGATTACCATTACTGGTAAGCAGACGGCCAAACCAAGCGTGCCAATCGAAATTGCCCGACAACAAGTTGTTCGTCAATTCCCAAATGCCCGACTGGAGTCTGAAACACTGCTCCTGAATAAGCGTCTTAATGCAAGTAATAGCAGGACCGATAAACAAAGCCCGGTTCGGCCACTGCGCCTGAATTGGAGCCAGAAAGTTAGGCCACACCAGAATTTTCGAAAACCACGCATAGTCACCCATGCACTGCAAAGTCAACGTCTTAACGCCATTAACCATCGCGTAATCGAAATTGTCAATCCGGCCAGTCCAGCGCATAGCGCCAACCTGAATAGTGATCGGCACAACAGTTTCGAAACACTGCATAGCAGCCTGCGCCAAAGGATCGGTAACCTTCATTACTACCGTGGCAGAATCAATAGCATTCCTGGTGAAATCACACGTCACCGAAATGTAGTCATTGCACTCGCCGATAGGCTCGTAAGTCTTGCTATACAGCGTGACAACAGCCTGCGGCGTTGACGGCTCTGTGTAAATCTTCCGAATCTGTGGCGAAGTCGCGGAACGGTAATCGCTAAGCTGTAAATCGTTTTCAAGTTTAGCCAGTTCATCACGGCTTAAAGATGCCATTACGACCTTCCATAAAAGCTACATAGGCCAGCGACGACGCGGCGTAACAGCAGCAATGATCTTCGAATCCGCATTACCGTCAGTGATCGACACCGCAATGTTAGAAACCTCGGCAGCCGCGTCATTATCCTTACCCTTAATTGGGGTAGTGAACCTGCCTTCCAGCAGCGAATACAAAGGACCCTGCGGCGGCAAAATTCCGAACGACGATTCCCAATTCTCCAACAGCGGAGGCACATTGTTATTCGTGGACAAATCCACCAGCCGCTTAACAAATTCTTGGAACTTAGTAAGCACCTGTGCCTGCGGAGCGGACGGCGACACATCCACCACACCACGCAGACGTGGCATCGTGGTCACCAACGCAACCTGATCCTCGAGCAGCGGCCCAAACGACACCGTGTTCTTAGACGGGGAAGCCCCATCCGAAAACGTGAACGTCCCCGGACCTGAACACAGATACCGTGGCCAAGCCTCGAGTTCCCCACGGTTCACCAGCGGAATGAACCCGCTTTGCGTCACCGGCACGTTATCGCCAGCCGTCCACTTTTCAATCGACGGCGGGGGAACCTGCAACACATCAAAGAACGTGCCCGGAAGGTCAACACCATCACCGGCAGACATTCCGAAGCCCCAGCCACGATGCGAAGCGCCCAGGTTGGAATTAGACCCATTCTCGGTGTAGTTCACCACCGTGTGCCCATCGCCGCGCTGAATCTTAAAGTTCCGCGCACCGGCCATCGTGCCGCAAATCAGCGTCCACTTTTCATTCCACAACGGGCCAGTGAACAACGGGCGCTCGTACATCACATGCTCGGTGCCGCTGGTGAAGTACGACAGGCGAACCATGTTAACGATCCCCGCGCCGCCAATCCGCGCCCGAATACCGTTGCCGCTGGTATCCATGCGGCCCCAAATGTCAACGAACACGCCGCCGTTCAAATCCAGCCCAACCGGGCCATTGAACTTAACCGTGATGACCTGATTGTCAGTCGAAGACGTAGCCCCCGTGCCGATCTTCCGGTTCACCACCGTCCGACCGCCGAAGCCGGAAACATTCCACTTAGCCATACCGTCACCGCTAAGGCCGCACGTTCCCGCACCCGCACCGAAGTACGACTGCGACCAGCCCGAACCCAACGTGGTCGATTGGCTGCCCTCGAACGAATCCTTGGAGCTGCTTAACTCGAGCTGGAAGCTGCCCGTCGAATCAAACGATTCCCAGAAAGCGTCATCGTTACGGATAGCCCAAGTGAACTTCTGCTTGTCGCTGCCGTCGCCGGAAAGCGTCAACTGGTCATTGAATGACTTCAAGCTGCGAACCCGCGCCCACCATTCACCACCCTCGGGGGTGAACACATGCATCCGGCCCTGCAACTTAGGGTCCCACGCCCCCATCCACGAACGGATAACCCGCCGGGTATCAGAAGCCGTCAACCCCGAAGCCTCGAGGATCATGTCGATCTCGCCCGGATCGTAAACCGTGTCAGTCCAAGTAATGCCGTCCTGCCGTGCACCCTGCGTATCAATGTGTTTGAACGGCGGGTTCAACCCCTGCACGCTAAGCGCCGTAACGCCATCCTGTGCGCCAGGTGTAGGTGCCAGCGGACCGGCCAGGTAAAACTTCGTCCCATTCGGGGCGACGTAGCTTATGTGGGGGAACCGATTAGCTTCAAGCCGCCTGGTGCCCAATAGGGAAACCTGCCCCGGCGGGTACGTCGCTGCCATTAAATCTCCAATTCGGATGACAAAAGGGGGTAAGCCCCTTAGCTTAGAAAGCCCAAAATTAAGCCCGAGGCGCTTAAAGTACCGTCGAGACTAAAATTAAAAGGGTCAAACTAAGCTAAGGTGGCTTACTTTCCCGCCTATAACTTCACTTATCCGCCATTAGGCGAAACAGCCATCAACTGACGGCCAATATCCTTACCAACCTGCTGCCCATCACCCTGGTTATTAGTCATATTCTCGATATGAACCAGCGGAGCAGCGCCCTGCGGCTGCTGCCCATCGGGGGCATTCGGGTCCTTGCCTTCTTCCGGCTTCAACGGCGGTGCCGTCTGGCCAGCAGAGTTGTTGTTAGAAGCGTGAGCGCCAGCAATGCCAAGCGCAACCTTCCCGAACAAACTCTTAGAAGGATCAGCAATAGGTGAATCGTTCAAACTGAACGTCTCGAGCAACCCCGACACACCAATACCCGCAAGCTGGCCAAGGTAGCCGACAGCACGGTTAGCTTCCTGCGAAGCGATATCCGCAACTGCACCAGCCGCAGCGCCAGCACCAGGCGCAACCATGTTCACACCGGCACTGATGGCCTGCGAAGCAGCGGCCTGCGCCGTGCCCAACAAACCGCCGGAAACACCGAAGCCGGACCCACTACTCGTCAACTGCTGCGACGAGTTAGGGGGCGGTGCCTGATGCTGCGCGAACGGTGACGCACCAGGGGCCGGACCCATGCCGCCAGGACCTCGCCCAGCAGTACCCAAGCCGCCACCCGTGGGGGCACCGCCAGGACCGTTACCAGTCGGGCCGGGGCCACCAGCAGCAGCCGCCCCAGGAACAATCGGCGGGGTCAACGCAGGATTGGCGTTAGCCGCAGACCCATAGTTGTTAGGGGCCAAAGCCGGAAGGCCAGTACCCGCAACACCCCCAGCGGAACCAGGCGTGGCCGTGATACCAGGACTGACACGCAGCCCAGGACTTGAAGGTGCCGCCCCACCGTTTGTTGTCCCGCCAGTACCCGAAGGGGTGACAGCAGGCCACTGGACGGGGGCAGGCTTAGTGCCGACCGGCCGGTAGTAGTGCGACGTGAACGACGGGTCACCCCATGCACCCGCAGCACCGGAAGTGCCACCGGAAGCCACGGCCGCATCAGAACCGAAGTTCACATTCGTGCCATCTGGCAGCGTGCCTTCCATGTGGTGATGGTTGTAACCCACATTGAACGCACCCGGAACAGGTTCTTGCGTGCCAAGGAACCCGCGATTAAGCAGCCAGCTAGCAGCGTTGCCGCCGTAATCAGAGTTGGTGTTCATGCTGCGGCCACCCGTAGGACGGCCGTCCATGATGTTCACCAAATCCTCGATGCCGCTGGTGCAGTCAGCCAGACCCTTAGTCAAGTCGGCATCCTCGCCGTCCCTAAGGTAATGACCACCCTTGGGGATGTTCGCCAACAGCGCGGCATCACCCGCATACTCGCCGCTAGCACTGAACGCAGCGCCGCCAGCAGCGCCGCCAGCACCCAAACTGCCGCTAACCACAGCCACATACACCGGGTTAGACGGGTTAGACCCACGCGGACCCAAAGAAGCAGCCGGGGTGGAAGCAGACGATGAAGCATCGCCAGCAGTAGAAGAAGAACTGCTGCTACCAGGCGCACTGCCCGGTGTGGTCAGCGAGCCGGCCGGTAACCCGGCTTCAAGCTCGGCGATCCTAGCCAGCCGCTCGGTTTCCTTCTCCGCGTTCTCTTTATCCTTCTGCGCCTTCTTGGCCACCATCTCGTCGCGGGACTGCCGCCCCGCCAACAAATCCATTTCAGCCTTTTGGGCTTCCGGGGAACCGGCACCATTCTCAGCCAAAGCCTTATCGCGCTTGGCCTGCAACAAAAGAATGTCGTAATTCTTCTGCAACAAATCAAGCTGCGACTGCGTAGCAGTGATCGTGCCGTCAGCATTCGGGGTGATACCCGCCTGCCCAAGCAACCCGCCAGGACCAACGTCCTGCACATACATGGGGTTGCCCTTGGTCTCGCCCTTCTTAGCGGCCTGCAACTTCCCATACGGATTGCCGAACGCCATGTTCGCAGCCCACGTCGCCATCAACTTAGCTACGTTAGGCAGCGTCCAGCCGCCAGAGCCAGCTTCTTGGAACGGGTCGTAATTCTCGCCGACCCCATCACCCTTCTTGTCCTTATCGGGCGCAAGACCAACACCGCCAGCACCGAAGTCCGGCATGGGAAGCGTGAAGATCGGATCGTCCTTAGACCCATCCGGTGCCTTGCTGCGAAGCTCGGCCAACTCCTTCTCGCGCTTCTTAGCTTCCTTTTCGGCTTCCGAACCAAACGGGTCAACGAACGGTGTGCTGTCCAGCCCAAGGGCGGAATCTGGCGGATGGATAATGTCATCCAAGCTGCCGGGAATCCCGTCAGTGATCGCCTTAAGCTTTTCGTCCAATTCCTTCTGCGGATCAGGAATATCGGCACCAGGGGGTTTGAAGCCCTCTGGAAGATAGTCCGTTGGCGGCTTAAACCTGCCGTTCTTGGCATCTTCCTCGTGGTTCATCAACCACGCATACCGGGCAGCCTGATCCCACTTATCACCAGTGGACACAACCCACTTAGCGGCATCATGGAACTCGCCGTCCTGCGTAGCCATGCCAGTCATTGCCATTTCGGCATCAGCAGAACCAGGCTTAGCCGCACCCTCGGGCACAGTCAGCTTGGCAATGTCTTCTTCCGACATGCCCTTAACAGTGGTGGCCGCAGCCACCCCGGCATCGCCACCCATAGCGGGTGCACGCTCGGCTTGCTTAGTCATCCAGATCGCGCTAGCCAACAAACCGACCAACGGAATAGCAGCCAACGCCGCCGTGCCGATACCGGCAACCGCCACGACCTCTGCCGCCGAGCCGGCCACAACAGCCGACGTAGCAGTAGCCTGCGCCGGAACAATGCCCAAAGTTTCGGAAATCAGCAACCCAAGGGAAGCGTTAATCCGGCCCAACCAACCAAACATGGCCGCGAAACCACCCGTGATCGCACCCCACAGGGCTTGACCGATCACAATGGCCTTCCACGCCAACCAAGCCGTAGACATGGCCCCCATCAGGCCGACCACCGTAAACATGATCGCCGGATGCTCGTACAGCTTCTCTGCAACCCATCCCAAAGCTTCTGCTGCCACCGTCAACGCCGGAATGAACGCATTGCCCAACTGGATCGCCACATTGCCAAACGAGGCCTTAGCATCACGCAACTGTGCATTAAGCGTTTCCTGCGTCTTATTGAAACCGTGGACAGTGCCATCAGCCTCGGTAGTCGCAGCCAGAATCTTGTTAAGTTCCTCGTTGTACTCGTGCAAAGCTTCCGGCGTGCCAGCCAACTGCGCCGCAATCTTGAAGCCAGCGTCAGTGCCCGTCAGCTCTTTCCACGTCTGAGCTACCGTCTGCTCCTCGGACTGCATCTTTTTCAAGTTGCTGCTGTAGCCCATGATCTTCGTGTTCATCTGATCCCACTGCATCAGCTTCGCACGATCTTCGTCATTGCCCTTACGGGAAGCCTTGTGGAATTCCTCCCACGACATAGCGCCAGACTTCACGCCATCGACCAAGCTCTTAGCGCTGTCCGACATGACGCTATACATCTTGCTAAGCGTCGAAACAGCCTGCGCGTTCTTGTAAGTCGTATCGACCATCACCAACTGATCCGGTGTCAACCGGCTATTGATGGTTTCCGACAGAATGTGCAGAACGCCCACCAGGCCCACTTCTGGGTCACCCAGCTTCTTCTTCAACTCGTCGGCGTTAAGGCCCATCTTGCCCATCGCGTCACGCTGCGTGCCCGTGATGTTCGTGAAGTGCTGAACCATGTTCGACATTTGCTGCGAACCCTGATCCGGGGTAGTGCCAGACTGCGTGATACGGGCCATAGCCGCATACACTTCTTCCAGCCGCATCCCCGCGATCATGGCGATCGGCTCGATGTTGTGCAGCGCACCCGAAAACAGTTGCAGTGTGGTCTTAGAATCGCCCACCGCAATGTTCATCTTCGACGCAACCTCGGCGGCTTTCTCCACCGGGATATGGAAGTCGCGCATCGACGTAGTAAGACCCTGGATAACTTCTTCCAAAGAAGTGTTTTCCGCACGGGCCAACTGCGCCGCAGCACGCATCACCGTAATGCCATCAGCACCACGGTAAGCAGCCTTCTCCACCAGATACATGCCATCAGCAAGCTCGGAAGCCGTGTAGCCGGTCTGCGAAGCGACATTCATCAAACCCTTAGACACAGTTTCCAGGTTCGACGTAACTTCACCGGCCGACGCGACCAGGCGCACCAACTTCTCTTGGAAGTCGGCAGCCTTATGGCTGGACTCTGCGACCGCATAAATGAAGCCGCCAGTCGCCACCATCCCCGCAACATTCAAAGCCTTGCCCAAGTTGCCGACAGCCACCGTGGAAGCAGCCAACGCCGTAGCGTGCGCCCCCTCGGCTTCCGCAGCGACCCGCCTAGCGGCAGCCGCGTCACGCGCCCTGGCCGTCGCCAACAGATCAGCGTCAGCCACCGCATAGGTGGCCTTAGCTAACGTGGACTGCTTAGAAACGCCAGCCGCCACCATCTCGTTGAGGCGCATCCGGGCAACCTCGTGTGCGTGCGCCGCACGCTCGGCCCGAATATCGGAATCCGTAACAAGGTTGTTGGCCCGGACCGCCGCCTCCGACAAAGACCGAAGCTTAGTTTCCGCCTCGGCCCCGAAGCTGGAACCAATAGCGGCCCCAGTCTTGCTGAACATCCCCTGAATCTTAGAAAGGATAAGACCCAGCGCCGCCATGTCGAAACGAGGTAGCACATCTAGAAAGATGCCTTTTTCTGCTGGCATGTAAGCTTAGCCTCCTAAATTCTGGCCATAAAGCTGAGCAAGAATGCCAGCCCGTTGCGCTTCACGTTCACGCTCGGTTTCCTCCCGGCGCTCGACCTGAGCGGGGGATTCAACGAACGAAACTTCCATCTTGTGACCGTTGACAGCGGCCTGGTCCGTTCTAAGCAGACGCAATTCGTTCAAAATGCCTGCCTGGACATAAGTGTCTAAGCCCCAGTCGCCGTCACGCATCGCCGTCCGAAACAGCGAATCTTCTGGAAGCCCTTCAAGTAGCACTAGCAGTCGCCGGCTCGTCATGTCGCCCCGGTGCCAGTCCAAAATATCGAATCCACGAAACGCCAGATCGGCTTCAATCTCGTGGGGGTAGGCGCGAACGAATTTCAGCGCCTCAATTATTTTGGGTCTTCTGCCTGCCGTTTGCTCGTCTGCTCGACCATGTACTGCCACGCCAGGGACACGTCGTTAGACCGTCCACCGGCCGCAATGAACCGGGCGTGAACCTCGTCGCCAAGGATGGTGCGTGCGGAACGGACGCTAAGCGGCTCAAGGATCACACCGTCAATCTGGTGCGGCTCTTTGATCCGGGTAACCGGCTCGCCGTTAGTGCCGATCAGCGGTTCACCCTCGCTGTCGATCACCGGTTCGCGGTCCAGGCCATCCCCGCGCTGGAACGCCTCGACGCGAGCTTGCGTCACGTCATCCATAGACAGCGGGTGCGGTACTTCAAAAACTTCATTCGAGTCAGGCACCTCGAGGAAGACAGAAGCAGTCTGCCCAAGAGCTTCGATGGCCTGCGCCCGGAATTCTTCAACCTTCCACCGCTTCTGAGCGCGGCGTTCGGCACGATTAGTAGCCATAAGTATTAGTTCCCCTGTTGTATATCAAAACGGATATAAAGCGATATAAAGCGGTATAAAAGTGGCAGCCCCCGGCACAGGGGTAACCCATGCCGGGGGCGTGCCACAAGCCCTTGTAAGGGCAGCCCTACTACGCCAGGAAGGTGGCAGAAGTAGAAGGCAGCGACTCGGCCGAAATCGAGCCGTTAGAACCAGTCGCCGTGACGGTGACGGTCTTAGCGCCAGCCGCAACACCAGTGACCTTGATGGTCACCTGGCCGTTAGTGGCGGTCTGGTAGCCCACCGTGTTAAAGGTGGTGTCCAGGGTTGCGGCAGTGCCGCCAGCCTTAACAGAGTAGACGAACGGATCGTTCAGCGACACCGGCTGCTGCAAGGTGATAGTGGCCTTACCGCCAGCCGCCAGACCCGAAACCACCGGGGCAACCTGCGAAGTCGGCCACAGCACCGGGCCACCCGAAGCAACCCACGACGGGCCGGAACGCAGCGTCTTAGCCGAGAAGCCGGAAGCCGGATCGGGGAAGACGTTGTAGGTCAGCTCGACAGAATCAACCTTCTTAGCGTTGAACTGACGCTTGCCAACCTTGCCCAGCGCCACACGCGGCCGAAGCTCGGCAATGTACTCGGCGTTCGACATGGAACCGTCAACACCAATGACAAGAATCTGCCGGTAGATGGTGTCGGTGGTGTCCGGCTTGATCGAAGCGTAAGCCGCATCGCCAACTTCCTCGGGCTGACCGTCGCCGGTCGAACCCTGCGTGAGGAACGAAATCGGAAGGTTGTTACGCAGCACATCCATCAGCGGAGACGACTGCATCAAAGTGAACATCACTTCTTCATCGTCGGCGGTGATATCGGTGCGCTGCGCCCGACGCGACTGCCAGATTTTGGTGTCATCAGTCGAGAATTTGGGGTTGAACTCAACCCCTTCCTCGCTAAGGGCACCCACCTCGTACCACTGGCCACCCGGATTGGACGGGCTGGTCAGCGTGGCCTTAAGGTTGAAATCGGTGTCGAACGGGGTGAACGCCGCGAGGCTGGTGCTGGAATCAGCTTTCCAGTCGCGGATCAGAACGGACCCATAAAGCCACTTACGGATACGGGCGGCATCGCCACCCTGACCGCCAACGCCGTCAGCGTTGTAGAGCGAGGTCCACAGTTGTCCTGCCATTATTTAGTTTTTCTTTCTTTTTAGAATTGGTGAAAGGGTGGCCTTACAGAAGCCGAAGGCCAAGCGTGTACCTGCCCACATACCGGTGAACAGTCTTATCGTCGTAGTCAACCCAAATTGGGACTTCATCAACATCAACGAAATCGACACTGTAATCATGGCCCTCGACGGTCACAGCGACCTTAGCGTCAAGCGCCTTCATTTTGACGTGCATCAAACGCGCCGCATCGTGCGCGTGTGTGCGGGTGTCGGCAAACACATGGACAGACATTGTTGGATAGTCCGAAACCATGTCTTCCCGGCCGGAAACCCGGCGAACCAAATAGAACGGCTTAGGGGCACCATGCTCCATTTCCGTTCCAACATTAGTGAACGTAGGTGCCAGATAGGCAACCATGAACTTTTCGGCCGAAACAGCAATCCCATCAAGCGCTGACAGTTGTCTCACCCCCGAAGTAGCTCAACATAGCGGCACGCGGAGCGAATTCCGGCATATGCTTAGCCCCATACTCGATCCAGTGCGCCTTGTAGTCATGCGCCGTAACCCTGGCCTTAATGAACCTGCCGTGTTCCATATACTTAATACGGATCGACTTCGAATAATCACCAGGACGTTCGACGTAACCAGACCTAAGCGAATGCACCCTGGAATGCGGATGTGGGAAAGACTCCCAGTAAGTGATCCACATGTCCTGCACTTCCTCGGCCTTAACCTTCAAAGCGTGCCGGACAGCCACCGACTCGGCCAAAGCCAACTCGATGGCCCCCGCGCCGAAAACCTCGTCCACCAGGGATTGAAGACCTGCCATCAGCTACTCTGCTCCTCGCAAACAATCGTGATGTGATCGAGCCGGCCATGCCAGTCATTGAAGGTGCGCTTACCCAGGATGCGGTGGCTAACCCCGTTGAAGATCAGGCGATCCTCGGGGCCAATAGCCACCACCGCATCATCAGGTGGGCTGATGCAACGGTGCGTAGCGGACGCGAACTGCGTATCCGACACCGTGTCATCAACCGACACCGGCTGAAAGAAACAACCATCAACATCCTCGGATGTTTCCACCACGATCAGGTTGCCCATCGAATCACGGCTACTGCCACCCTTAGTGACAAACGTAACCGTGTCCCCACCCGGATTCACGACACACCGACGTGCGCGTACCGATCAAGGATGCTGCGATCCATAGCGCCGATAACAGGACCGGCCGCACCCGAAAACCGGGCCGACATATCCCCCACCGAACGCTGAACCATCATCACCGGATTCTCGAGGTACTGCGTAGCCAAACGCACACACACATCCCGAATATCAGTCGGAACTGATGCATAACCGTGGTCATACGTCACCCTTAGTGACCCTGGAAGCCAAGGCCAGGTAAACGAACTAACGCCCACATGGGTGCCCGGAAGACCGGACGTGTCAAACAGCAGGCCCGTAGAAGCGACCCAACTGTAATCCTCTAGCGCCACCCACGACATACCGGCATCCGAAGGAATGTAAGCCTCGACCGAAGTAACGTCCACCACCGGGAAATTCGGCAATAACACCGACCCCCGGTACGGGCTAAGCACCACCACATCGCCGGTCACCAGATCGAAATTCCGATTGCAGTAGCTACTAATAACGGACGTGGCCCAAGCAAGCGCCCCTTCCACAGCCGCCGCATCATAAGAATTGGAAACTAAATCTGACGCACTGGCGAGTGGATTCACTTCGTCTCCGCGCCCTCGGTCACCTTAGTGGTACGACGACGCTTAACCGGGGCCGCAACGACCTTAGCCTCAACGTCTTCTTCCACAACTTCTTCCTCGGTGTCAGCAGGCGCTTCAACCTCGGCTGGTGCTTCAACAGGAACGGTAGAAACCTCCGGCTGACCCGTCACATAGAACGCGCCAACAGGACCCGTAATGATGCTTTGGTGATACTCGTCGATCACCGAAATGTTCGTACTCAAAGTACGACCAACCTTTCACCAAAGGGAAGGGAAGGGGACACCCCTAAGGGCATCCCCTCCCCCATCCCTAATGGACTAGAACTACGGGCCGACAACCAAGTTAATCAGCTCGAATGCAGAGGGGCGGTAGACCAGAAGGCCCAGGCGCTCCTCGGCGCGGACAGTGACCTTGCCCTGCACGAAATCGGTGCCGTTGCTGTTAGTAAGCTGCATCGACACACCCTCGCGGCGTGCGG